AAAGCTTATAAGGACTCACCTAAGAGAAATGAATGACGATGATGCCTCATTTACTACAGGGACTCTTGAGACTATGAGAATGTATTTAGTTCAAGCTGACCTATGGCACGCTGGTTCTGGAACGCTCCCAATGATAGGAGCGACCTGTGGTGGGCTAACAGCTTCAGAGGGGTTCACCTATCCATTTGTCTTCGAGGATGGAACAGGAACAATATCAACAACACAGCGTACAGCAAGAGCGTGGTGTAATGCTGCATATATTAGTGCTGACTCAGCAACCAATGAGAACCTTTGTATTGTTCAGACAAATGATTCAGAGCTTGATTGGTACTTCACAAATGTATCGGTAACATACTTACCACACACAGGGCAAGCTGATTTAGGAATT